TACAGGCGCAGGCAACGTAGGAATTGGGACTACTTCTCCTGCTGAATTGCTTAATGTAAATAAAGAAAATGCAGAAAGTGTTGTTTTAATATCAAGAGGGGGAAATAACTTAAGTACTTCAACTGATATAGGTAAAATTAAATTTTCCGCAGATTATAATGGTAGTATAATAGAATACGGAAATATAAAAACATATTCAAATAGTCTTTCGTCTGTCAGAAGTTCTATGGATTTTAATGTAAAATCTACTGGTGGAAATATAACAACTGGAATGACTGTTTATGGAACAAATTCAGGTGTTAATGTAGGAATTGGGACTACTTCTCCTAGCTCTAAGCTAACTGTAGTAAGTAATTCAAATATATTATCTTTTAATGAACACGGAAGTTCTGCTATTGCAGAATTAAAACTAATAGGAGATACAGCCCACGATACAGCTATTTATTTTGGAGATGCTACAGATAATGTTCGCGCAGGGTTTTATTATGATGTTTCTGCAAACCAATTACAAGTAAGAGGATATAATAATGGAACTCGGATGGTTGTTAATTCTAATGGCAACGTAGGAATTGGGACTACTTCTCCAAGTGCAAAACTTCACGTTAATGGAACTGCAAAAGCAACAAAACTTGAACTAGACGAATCAAGTTCAACAACAGGTGATGTGAGCAGCCCCGCTGGTTTTATAGACGTGATAGTTGGCGGCACAGGCTATATAATACCATATTTCTCACCAGAATAATATGTTTCAAAAATCTACACCTGAATTAAGAAAAAAGATTGAAGAATCTGGATTACCTTTGGTAAGAATGACACTAGAGGAATTTAAGGCTTCATTAGGAAAAAAATCAAACAAAAAACCAAAAATAAATAAATAAATTATGGCAACAACATATGATTGGAATTGCAGAACAGTAGACTGTTACCCTACTGACCAAAGCTACACAGATGTAGTTTATAACGTGCATTGGATAGTAACTGGAACATCAGACACTTTAGACCCTGATGGTAATGCTTACACAGCAACAAGTATTGGCACACAGACAATAAGCACTAGTGATCTTTCATCATTTACGCCTTTTGCTGATCTTACTAACGCTGATGTAGTAGCTTGGACTAAAGCAGCTATGGGTGCAGACCAGGTTACAGCTTTAGAAGCTAACATACAATCTCAAATAGATTTAGAGATTACACCTACTTCAGTAACACTTACTATTGAAGATCCTGCGCCACCCGCTGAAGGAGAATAAGTAAATTTGCTTGTAAACGAGTAATAATAAAACCATACCAAAAAGGTATAACCAATAATAACTAAAAACCAAAACCAATGACAGTTTATTACCAGACCAACACGTGGAACGGTCAACCACAATACGACGAAAACCAAATCAAAATATGGAAACATATTTCTGAAAAAAAGAACTGGAGAATAGTCCAGTTACCTAATGGGTTTTATCAAACTGAATATCAAGAGCTTAACAATCAAGATAAGTGGACGGATGTTACTCGAAGAGAAACATTAGACGGAGCTGAAGAAGCAATTGATAAAACAGTTGAACACTACAAAAAGAAAGTTGAATTTAACAAAGGACCTAAAGTAGTAAAGACCTTTAAATAATATAACCAATTAAATTAAATCAAATCAAATGTCAGACAAAATTGTCAAGAATCTTAACTTTGGCGAAGATGCTAGAGTTAACGTATTTAAAGGAATAGAAAAACTCACAAATGCCGTTAGCTCCACACTAGGTGCTAGCGGTAAATGTGTGATCTTAGAAGACGGTGGTGGAAACCCCGTTATCACAAAAGATGGAGTAACTGTTGCAGAAACAATTACTTTACTAGACCCAGTTGAAAACATGGGTGCTACACTATTAAAAGAAGCAGCTAAGAAAACAGTTAAAGAAGCTGGTGATGGAACAACCACAGCTACTGTATTAGCTCACGCAATATTAGAACAAGCGTATTCTATAGAAGATAAAAACTTAAGCTATAGAGATTTAAAAATGGGTGTAGACAGAGCTGTTGCAAAAGTTATAGCTTATCTAGAAAAAAACTCAATAAAGGTTACTGGAGATATGATAGATTCAGTAGCAACAATATCTACTAATAACGATCCAGAACTTGGAAAAATTATTGGTGATGCATTTAGAGCAGTCGGAGAAACCGGTGTTGTTATGATGGAGCCAACAGCTTCTTCAGAAACTAAAGTAGAAGTTGTAGAGGGTGTTCAATATGAAAAAGGATTGACTAACTCAAACTTCGTTACTAACCGTGATTCAAAAACTGCTGAACTAGAAAACCCTTTAGTGATGTTGGTCGACTCTCCTGTAGAAAGCGTAAGACAGATCCAATCGATTCTCGAGTATGTAATAAAAAGCAATAAGGCTTTATTAATCATAGCTGACGTAGAGCAACCCGTTTTGGCTGCACTTGCGATGAACAAAACTAAAGGCAATATAAAGGTGAATGTGATTAATGCCCCAACATACGGTATTAATAAAAAATACACCTTAGATGACTTAGCTTTACTAACCGGAGCTAAAGTTATAAATGAAGACCTAGGTGATGATATGGATTTAATATCTCCTGATTTCTTAGGCACATGCGTAAAAAGTGTTACTAATAACACAGAGACAATAATCCAAGTAAATCAAAATAAAGAAGAGATTGAAAAGGTAATTGTAAAACTAAAGGAGGAAATAAGTAAAGAAAAAGCACCTGGACAAGTAATAAGACTAGAAAAGCGATTAGCTCGTCTATCCGCTAAAGTAGCAGTAGTTAAAGTAGGTGCTGATTCAGATATAGAACTTCAAGAAAAGTCAGATAGAGTAGAAGATGCTATTTGCGCAACTAAAGCCGCTATTAAAGAAGGTATAGTTTCTGGTGGTGGTATTGCATTATTAAATGCAGCTGATAACATTAAGCCGTTGTCAATTGGTGAAGAGATCCTCCTAGAGGCTGTTAAGGCGCCATTTAAGACAATATTAAGTAATGCGGGTATAGTTTTAACTACTCCAATATCCGGTAAAGGAAAAGGCTTAAATGTGGTTACAGGAAAAATGGTAAATATGATTAAGTCAGGTATTATTGATCCTTTGCTTGTTACTAAAAGCGCACTTAAAAATGCAACGTCAGTAGCGACAACAATATTATCAACCGATTGTGTAATTAATAACTTACGGATTAATGAAGGCAATAGGTAAAAACATAATCATAAAAAGAGTAAAAGAAGGAACCACCAAAACAAAAGGTGGTTTACTTCTTGCTGAAGCACACAAAGAAGACGTAAGATATTTAGAGGCTATAGTATTAAACATAGGAGATGAAGTTGTAGGAGTCAAAGTTGATGATACAATATTTTATGATAGACACGCTGGCCACTTAATAGAAATAGGTAAAGATTCTTATCACGTGATTAAGTTACAAGACGTGGTCGTTGTTTTATGAGAAAGCTAGAAGCAAGAGATATCAAGGATATGAACTTGCTAAAACATTATCGTATAATACGTAAATGGGCCTGCAAAAACAATGACTTGTCAGACGCGGATTTAGAGTTACTTATTTATTTCGACTGCATGGGACATTTCACCAAGCAGGATTTTAAAACAGGTACATACTCATATAGTTGGGATAACAGAAGATGGAACAGGCTTTTAAAACAAGGCTGGATTATTGTTTGGAGAAACCGTAATCGTACAACTCAAAAATATAATATTTATGAGGTTTCATTTAAATGTAAACAGCTGATATCCAGAATGTATCGAATAATGCTAGGTGATGAAGATATCCCTACAAGTGAAAGAAGAAATAAATTAATAGCTGGTAACTCATATACTGATAAAGTTTTGACTGAGGCTATATATAACGTTAATAAAGATAAAACAAGATAATTATGAAAAGCTCTCCATTAGATAAAGCACTAGTTGGTGATCAAGATAAGCTATCGCAAGAATTACAGCAAGCTATTTTAGATTCTCCTGCTAAACAAATGGTGCTTCCAGTAAGCACACCTGAAAACCAAACAATGCAAGGTTTTTCTCCTGCTATGCCTGGTAATTTTTCACCACGTGTACAAAGAGACGCTATGCAAGTGTATGGTACAGAGTATGATAGGGCAATGGCAATGCCAAACAGAGGCTTATCTGAAGAAGATATTATGAACAGTACGCCTTTAGCTATGCGAAAAACTGTCCTTACAAAAAATAATAAATAAATAAATAAAAATGGCAAAAGAAGATTATAACTCTCAAGGAAACGTTGGACAAAACGTTATATGGGATGGACCACTTAGTCAAGAAGGTCGTAACCATGGAAAAGGAAGTAGTTCTGGTATTACTGGAATGAAGCTTAAGTTGGCTAAGGTTGATTACTCAGCTGGACCAATAACTGCAAAAGCTCAAAAGTAAAATGAATAAGTCACCTTTATATGCTAAAATATCTGATAGCTGTAAAGCAGCCGCAAAACGTAAGTTTAAAGTATGGCCTAGTGCTTATGCTTCTGGCTGGGGTGTTCAGTGTACTAAAGCTGGTGGACCTAGTAACTTCGGTGGTAAAAAGAAGAAAAAATGAAAAAGCGCGGTGGAGCATATCGCGGTACTTTAAAAGCTAGAATAAATAAACTATATGGTGGTGATGTTACCTGTAACAAAGTTGACAGGTTGAAATCAAGAAACAAAGCTACTAAAAGAGATGTTCAGCTAGCTAACTGGTTTATTAACATGCATAAGTGTAGATAATGTCTTTATTAAAAAACTTTGACTATAGTAAGTTCAAAAAAGATAAACTACCTAAATCAAATTCATTAGAGACATTTAAAGAGA